GAGAATTAAGGTGATACCCAACCCGCCCCGGCTCTGCGTTTGGATTGGTGGCAATCCATTTCCCGCCGCGAAGCATTTTCGTCTTGTGGCTATCGGTGATCTTGCCTTTGCACTCTTGGCATTCGTAGTGCGCCGTCACCCTCACCCGCGCCTTGTCCCATTCGTCCTCCTTGCGCTCCTTGGCATACCAACGCACTTGCGACCACTCCAGCTTGATTAGCTCGCTGCAATGCGGGCATGGGACCATGAAATAGCGTTGATCGGTGCGAAGAAATTCTTGCCATACCGTCCCGCTGTCCACAGTGGGCGTCGAGGTCTTGACGCGAAGAGGGTTAGTAAATGACTTGGTGCGGTTCTCGGCAAGCTGGAGGGCACTGGCTTCGTTGCCGCGTTGGGTGGCGAACTTGTCCACCTCGTCCATGACGAGTAACCCGCACGGGCGAGAGGCGAGATTGGCCGGCGAGTTGGAGCCGACGAAAGCCAAGCCAGCGGCGGTGAAGTCTTGGGATAGCGCCGTTATCTTGCGCGGGCTTGGATGCTTGAGCGCTCTCAATGGCCCGCAGTCGTCCACCATCGGGAGCCATCGGGTTTGGGAGAATGAGCGGGCGAGATCCTCGGAGGGCATCACCCATAGACCCGGGAGCGGGCGGTGAACGTAACGCCACGCCGTCCCGACCATGATCGTGTTGGTCTTGCCTGTCTGAGTCCCCCAGCATAGCACGATGTCGCTGTTCCGGTCATTGGCGAACATCTCCAGCGGCTCGCGGACGTAGGGAGTCAGAGCGGTGGAGTATGGGCCTTCGTTTTCCGTTTGGCGGATGCTGAGAACGATTTCATCCTCGGCCCATTGCCACACCTTGCGGTTGTCGCGGGGAGCGAAACAGGCGGCGAAGGATGCCAGTAAAGAATCAATCATCATCCTCACGCGGCAAATACGAGTCCATTCTTTCAGCAAACTCCTCTGCGGTTAGCAACGGAGTGTCCGCCTTTGGATTTTCGATGTTGTAGCAAACTCGATCTCTAATTGCTCTTGATGATCCATCAAGCCAGTCCGCCCACTTAACCATCTCCTCATTGCTATCAAAGTCCAGTATAGAGGCGATGAACTCATCAAGATTATACTCGGTAAAACACTCGTCATCTTCGCTATCTACGGAAACAGCAGCGATGCCTACTGTTATGGATGGGTGAATAAAAAAATGTTTGCGTAGCAATTCTACTGCACGCTTTTGGATTTCTTCATTTATAAGATTTTCAATTTGATAGTTCATGGTAAGACAGATGGGGCAGTTGATAAGGTTTTGAACAGTGACTCATCCCGCCATCTTTCGAGTTGCTCGCGGGCGTGGTCTGGGTCGGATGGGTTGACCTTTGCGGCTAGCGCTCCAGGCATGGAGTCGATAAGGCCACGGAGGCGGGCGAGGAAGCCGCAAAACGTAGCCTCTGCGTTGGTGGTGGTGATGTTGATCCTGTGCCGCTCACGCAAGTCCAGAACCTGCTTGTGAAGCGCGGGATACTGGCGGGCGATGGACTGGTGAATGTTCACCCACTTCCGCGCATCTTCCACCCTGCCTGACTTGTAAAGCGTAGCTGCTGCGCCCTTGGCAAACCGTCGCATATTGGAAAGGTCAGCGATGTATTCTTCTGCCTCCTCAAGCGTTCCCGGCTTCTTACTCTCAGCCGTCATCTGCTCGACGTGCTTGAGCGCGTTGGCGTTGATGCTTTCAGGTGGAGCGACAGATTCAATCGGGTCGTGTGACTTGCTGGAGTCAGTGTTTCCTTCACGCCACTTCTGAGCTTCTTCGACTGAGGTCGTAGGCATCCCGCGCTTAACCCAGCGGCTCACAAGCCCTTGAGTTACGCCCATGCCTCGCGCCAGTTCGGTTTGCTTCATGCGGCGGGTTTCGCTGCCTTCATCTCGTCAAAGGTTTTGCCTGTGGCTTCGTGGATTGCTTGCTTGCCTGTGAAGGCTTGCCAGCGGGTGACGATGACATCGCAATACTTCGGGTCGAGTTCCATGAGGCGAGCGATGCGCCCGTTCTTCTCTGCGGCGATCATCGTCGTGCCGCTGCCTCCAAAGCTGTCCAGAACGATATCCCCCCCCTTCGTGTTGTTGAGCATCTGATACTCGAACAAGGCGACGGGTTTCATCGTTGGATGCTCGCCGTTGCGCGATGGCTTCTCAAACTCTAGGATCGTCGTTTGCTTGCGGTCTGTTGCCCACAGGTGGCCTGCTCCTTCCTTCCATCCGTAGAGACACGGTTCGTGCTTCCAGTGGTAATCTTGGCGACTCATAACCATCGTGGACTTTTTCCAGATCAAGCATTGGCGAACCTTCCATCCTGCGTCGTGGGCAGCACCTCGGAAGTTGTAGCCCTCCGAATCCGCGTGCCAGATGTAAAACACCGCGCCCGGCTTCATTACTGCGTCGGCTGCAACATAGCTATCCCGAAGGAACTGTCGGAATTGATCGTTGCCCATGCTGTCGTTTTGGATCTTAAGCGCGTCCTTTGTCTTGCCTTCATAGGCGACGTTGTAAGGGGGGTCGGTCAGCCACATATCGACTTCCTGCTCGCCGCAGAGTTTCCGTAGCTCATCGATGCTAGTCGAGTCACCGCACATCAACCGGTGCTTACCCATCACCCAAAGATCGCCCAGCACCGTCACGGGATCGGGCGGAACCTCCGGCACATCATCGGCGTCAGTTTCGCCTTCGGTTGGATCGGCTAGCAGGTCTGCCATTTCCAAGTCATCGAAGCCAAGCAAGCTCACATCGAAGTCGTCGGCTTGCAGTTCCATCACCTCAACCTTGAGCATCTCGAAGTCCCAGCCAGCATTCAGCGCGAGCTTGTTGTCCGCGATGATGTAAGCTCGCTTCTGTGATTCGGTCAGGTATCCCAGTCGGATGCAAGGCACCCTTTCCAGCCCGAGCTTCTGCGCGGCCATGATGCGCCCGTGTCCTGCAATGATGCCGTTCTCCGCATCAACCAGCACAGGGTTGGTAAAGCCAAACTCCCGAATGCTCCCGGCGATTTGCGCGACTTGCTCCGGTGAATGAGTGCGAGAGTTGCGGGCATACGGCACAAGACCAGCCGTTGGCAGCATCTCAATGGTCGGGTTGGTATTACTCATATTATTACTTGAGGCATTTTGCGGTTTTTTACGAAAGATTGCTTAACCCCCGGGCTTCGCTCAAAATATAGGGTTCCCGTGATGGGGGTGTGGGCCTCATCCCTCCACCCCCTGCACCCTCCTCAATAGTTCAACCAACGGTGACACGGCACGAACAAACGCCTCTCTCCGATGTTGCGGCCACTCTTGCACCTTGTCCTCTCCCCACTTGGCAAACAACAGCCGAAGCTTCTGTGAGTAGCCCAACAACGCCGTCGTATCCGTCCCGTCTGCCCGACTCGGCCTATCCCCACTCGTAGCCTCTGGGCTATTGAGTAGCGCAAACGTAAGCTGGCTAGGATCATTCAACTCAGGGTTGCGCCGCATCACCTTAGCCGCACGCATAGCAAAGTCTGTGACTCTGGTATTCGCACACATCGATGCCAACCACGTCCCCTCCTCCCCCTTGTGGCGCTTGGCTAGCTCCTCCAAGTGCTGCCCTAGCTCGGCCCCTAGCTTGACCGCATGGACAACGTTCATGTCCAACGTAGCCAATGCTCCCTCAACCTGCGGAATCAGCGCGATAGCCCGCTTCTCCCTCGCTTCGTATTCGTCCAGTGTAGTGCTCATAAATCGTCCAAGTTTAACCACATCGCATCCCATGTGCTGAGTGTAGCTCTGTGTTTTGTGTTGTATCTGTCAGCTTCAACCTTTGAGTCATTGACCCAAACGCAAAAAAACATCCCGATCAAAAATGCGGCAATAGCTCTCATTGGCAATAATCATTCCTCGCCTGCCTACTATTCTCCACAGCCTCATCATCCCGCATCCACCGCGAAGGATGGAGCTTGAAAGTCTTGGCGAAGTCCTGCATCTGGACGCTTATCGCCGCCCTTGTGCATCCAACTACCCGCGCCGTCTCAGCCACGTTGCGCTCGTCATGCAGCGGCAGATCAAGCGCGTATATCAGCCCCCATTTCTTCGGCGGCGCGTAAGGCTGGGTAAGCCACGCGATAATGTCAGTGAGCCAAGCGTGGGTTTTGATCTGCGTTTCATCGAGCCTCTCTTGAATTTGGAGTCGGGCCAAGGTGACGATTGCTTTAAACTCGTCGGGGTGGAGTTTCGCTTTGGCTTTAGCCGTTAGCGATTGGATTTCACGCAAGTGCAAATCGTCCATTGGTTGAGTTTTAACACTCAAAAATGAGAATGGCAATAAAAATTTACCACAGCACACGCTTCGGAATTGCCAACCTCTTCCGCAACCCGCTCAAAAGCCGATCCCAACCCATCACGCGCCTCACCTTATCGCAACCAGCAACCCGCGCCGTGACTCCAATATTGTTCGCCCTCGGTCCTTGGTCAATCACCCACCGCCTCACAGTCCCGTCTATCGCGTGCCATGTCAGCACTCCCAGTGGCCTCCCTTCGGGTACTCGTTGCGGTTCTTCGTCAACCTCGCCGGATTGCATCCGTTCAATGCGCTTCCGTGCTTTCGCCGCGTGAGCCAGTTTTGAGCGTTCCGGCGTCCAGCTTCCAGTAGTTCTTGGGCGGGATTTGCGTCTAATTCTCATGCGGTTGTGTTATTGCGTTGTTCGGTGGAATTGGAATATGCATCCAGTGCGACGGCTGAAACCATCCCCCCCTTCCTAATGGCATTTCCCGCTTCTTGTAATTGGCAACGGGTCCAATATGTGCGCCATGTTTTTTGCTCCAACCAATTACGCGAACTCCGTTTGTGGGGGCTGTGTCAATCGGCATCCAAGACGCCGAACAAGGCGCGGATGGACAATCCCCACCAGTCTCTTCTTGGGGTGCGGTTTTTGGCTTCGTTTTCGTTTTACTCATGGTCGGTGTCTTGGGGTGTTAGTGGTGGGGATGCCATCGCTTGAGCGTTCGGCTCAATATCCGGCACGCGGAGCCAGTGAGTTGTCGGGAAGGATTCAGGTCCAGCGTTGCGCCAGAATCGTCCTCGGGCATACATTCCATATTCAGGCGCTCTGACTCCCGCGTAGGTGTGCAGCACCCATTCCCCTTCTTCGGGAGTTGCTTGCTTCGGAGTCGCCCAAGCCGAACAAGGGCACTGCACCACAACGCCTATGGCGTTGCTGTCCTGCGTGTTTTCGATGTCTGATTTCGCCATAGTCGTGTGTGAGTTTAGACGTTCGGCAGAGGAATTACTTCGAGGTCGAGATTCCCGTTTTGCTCAGTCCACCGCTTGGCGATGCGCTCGCAATCTTCCTTAGTTCCTTTGTGCTTTAATTCACCCCATTGGAAGATGCCGAAGAAGGCATCACACAGCAACCCCTCGCCGTTCACTTCGGCGAAAGATTCATGGTATTCGGGGGCATCTTCAAATGGCGAGTAGTTCATGGTATTTATCGGGGTGCGTGGATTTAGGCGTTAGGCAAAATCAGAAAGCGCGGAGAACTTGCCAGCGTCCCACGCCTTGACTTCATCACTTCGGAATGGTCTGCCTCGCTCCAAGTCTTCAAGCCACTCAGTCATTTCGGCGATAGCGCCCGCGTTGGAATCTCCGAACGCATTCCGCGCAGGTAGCCGAGCAATCTCGTTCGTGAGTAATCTAACGATGTTTTTAATTTCGGTTTTAGTTTTCATGGTATCGGGAGATTCATACAGAGCCTAACATTAGATGGAGCGAACGCGATTACTTGTCACGGGAAGCGTCGCCACTAGGCGCGTCGCTCATCACGACGTTCGACCTCAAAAACGAGGCCCACAGTTTCGGAGAAATGCCACGAATGCAGCGCCAGCAATTAGAGCGGCCAGCGTAAAGCCGACATAAAAAGGCCAGTCACACAGAAAGGCGGGAATTGGGATGGTGATATTCATACAGTTTCAGCGAGTTCTTTGGCTATACAGCCAATTTGTGAGCACAGAGTTTTATCGCCTTTTTTGCAATCGGCGCAGGCTGTAAAGGTCGAACCAGCTATGGCAGAACAACCCCCTTTCCGTTCACTGTCGGGGACCGTTGAGGCTTCGGGCGGGGTATGGGTAGGAGTGCTCATTCTGGCTTCGATTCAGGGGTTGTCTGCATTTTATCGTTAGCCTTCCGCTTCGCCTGCCACCGCACCGAGCGCAGCGCCTTGTCAGCACTTTTCACCGGCTGGGCCAATGCCGCGAACGCGATCCGAGCCGCCGCCTCGATGCTGCCCGCAAAAATCACCGGCACCCCACGCCGCGCCAAGCCCGCCACCGTCCCAATCAAGCTCTCCTCACTCATCATCCCGCGCTTGGCGTTGACCACTGAAAAAGACGCTTCCACCACCACGACCAGTTCCCGGCAGTCAAGCCGCGCCCGCCGAAGCTCCTTCTCCCATCGCTCCCGACCCGCCGTGATGGTTCCCAGAAAGTCGCTGGCCGTCTTACGCTCGATCACCACGCCGTCCTTGGCCCCTGCCACACACCAATCACCAGTCTCAATAGTGGCCCGCTCCAACCCACAGCCATCAGGGAGCCAATCAACCCACGGATGAGGCCAAGGTTCGCGGGTGTCACAGAGGAATTTCAGAGGGAGGTCAGTCATGGGATTTTAGGGGTTGAAAAAAATGTTCCACGGGGTCCGCTGCGGAAAATGCGGAAAAAATTCAGTACTGTTGCTTCTCGCCAGAAAAAGCCGTTCCTCTGAACACTGGTTTTTATTTCCTCCTTCAGATACTTTTCCGTTAAGTTTTCCGCATTTTCCGCAAAAACGTCAAAAGCGTTACAAATAAAGGGATTGCGCTGCGGATTTCCATTTTTAGTTTTCCGCAAACTTCCGCAAAACCGCGTGGTTTTCCGCACCGACACAGCGGCATCAGTCGGCCCGCACTGGCACCCGCCCCCACTGCTGCGGAAAACTGCGGAAAACCTGCGGAAGTTCTCCGCACCCTTTAAGGCCATGTTCCACACCCTCATTGCCCGTCCTCCCAAGGTCCAAGTTCGCCGTCAGCATCCAACCAATTCGCCATCACAAACCCCATCTTGTTCCGATCCGTCCGCACCTCCCAACCCCGCTCCTCCATCTCCTTGCGGAGCTTCCTTGTTGAGATTGACGCCAGCCAGTTTTCACCCTCCGCCTCCGCCCAAGCCTTGATCTTCTTCCGCAATTCCGCCAGCGTGACCACCCGCACCGGCACCCGTTCAACGTGCTCGTCCAGGAACATTCCCAGCACATCGCTTGTCTCTCGGTATTCGTTCACCTCGTCCAGAACGCTTTGAGGCGGGTTCAGGCCCATCCGCTGCCACTCCCAACAGCCCACGATGCACCAATTCAAAATCCCAGGCAGTTCCTTGAGTAACAACTCATCCAGCTTGGCGATCTTCTCCGCCCCCTTGAACGCCTTGAGCAAATGCACCAAGTTCATCCTTCGCCAAATCCCCTCATCCCCCCCGCGAATCCCTGGCTTGGAATTGCTGAAGAACGCCAGCTTGTGCGTTGGCATGAACTCTTCCGAGCTTTGATAGTGGCCCCGACCTCGCAGCCGGTCCCCGCCTGTCAGCGTCTTAACCACCGCCTCCGCCAGCTTCGCCCCCCGCTCCAACTCAGGCGGCACCGCCAGCCTTGCCCCCTTCAGCCGCAGCATCTCCACATCAGGGGCCGCATTGCCCATTCGGTCCAGCGTCACCATCGACAGCGGCACCACCCGCGCAAAGTCACCCAGGATCGCTTGCAACGTCTTCAAAAAGGTGCTCTTGCCGTTAGATCCCATGCCGAACAAGAAAAGAAGCTGTTGCTCACTCACATCCCCCGTCAGCACATAGCCCGCCCACCGTTGCAGGAAAGCCACCATGTCCTTGTCCCCTTGGCAAATGCTACTCACGAAGGCCGACCAGCGCGGACAGCCCGCCGCCTCATCGAAAGCGCAGCCCGCCCGCCACGTCACCAGATCGTCAGGCCGCAGCGGACGCCACAAACCCTTGGCCTCCCGCCGTAGGTCCAGCATCCCACCGCGCACCGGGAGCAGCATCTTATCAATCTCCCAAGGTCGGAAGCTCGCGCTCAGATCATCCCGCGCCAGCGCCATTTCCAACGCCGCCTTTTGGGACCGAGTGCAACCGCAGGCCCGCGCAAAGTTCAGCAAAGCCGTCACCATATCCTCTTTCTTGCCGTCCTTGCCACCGCGCCCCATCTTCTTCCTCACCTCATCGGCCTCCGCCCGTGCCGCCTCTGCCATCTTCGCCGCCCACCACAGCGCCCGCTTCGGTGGCACCGGCTCCCAATGCCCTTCCTCTTGCAGTTCATGCCAGCCTGTCACCGCATCATGCTTGAGCTTGCCCTCGCACACCTCCGCCAGCATTTCCGCCGCCATCGTGTCGTTGAACAGAGTGGCCCCCCGCCGAGCCTGCTCAGGCGTCATGCCCTCCATCGTTGCATCATCGGCCACACCCCGCGCATCCGTCAGCAAACCTTCGCCCACCTTCTGCCCGTGCCGTTTCAAGACATCGTTCCAGTCCTTCAGACCCGCAGGCGGTAGCGCACTCTTGAACGGCACCGTTGGAAACAAAGCCCGCACCCCACGCGACCACCGCGCATTCGCGTCCCCCGCCTCATTTTGCCGCAGCAGCACCACCGCCCCAGCATGGACGCCCTCCAGCTTCCGCACCCCCGTCCCCAGCGTTGCCACGATCCGCGCTTCTGGTTCATCGGCCAGCAGCCGGCCCGCCGCCGCATCGCCCCAGCCCTCACCCACAATCAGCAAACCCCCAGCCAGCCCCTCCGCAGCCACCCACGGCCCCGGCTTATGCTCGCTCTTGGCAGGCCAGAACCATTCACAGCCCGCCGCCCTTGGTCCCACCTTCCGCAGTTGCGCCCGCACCCACAGCCCCGCGGCATTCTTCGCGCAAGGCAGCAACACACACAGCGCCCCCGCCTCATCACGCACCGCCCCCAGCCTACCCTCAACCGCCAGCGCCCGCACAAACGACACCGAGAAGCCCCGCCACTCCGCCACCGCCTCCTGATCCTTCTCATCCTCCGCCAAAGCCCGACAAGCCGCCGTGATCGTCTCATGCGCTGCCTCATCCTTCATCGTCCCCGCAAAGTTCGCAATCCCCCCGCGCACCTCCTCCACCACCGGCACCGCCTCCACCTCGATCACCGCCCCCGGCCAGCGCCCCAGCGCCTCCACCAGCACCCGCGAACGCCCCCGCCCATACTCCTGCTCAAAGGGCAGCGCCAACCCCATCTCTTCGGCCAGCAAATTGAGCGCCATCGGAAACCCGACCCCGCGCATCTCCTGAACCATCGCCACCGCATCCATGCCATCGCCCGCGCTGAAGTCGTGAATCCGCCGACCATCCGGCAGCACCGTGGCCGAGGGATTCTTATCCGCCCGCCACGGCACCTTGCATTTCACTCCCGGCCTTGGAAGTCGCACCCCGCACACCTCCGCCGCCACGTACACCGTCGCCGCCTCCTTCACCCGTTCAATCAGTTCGTCTTGAGTCATAGTTTCAGCCCCTTAATCTTCCGCTTGTGTTTCTCCGGCCACGCAATTTGAAACTCAGCCGCCCACACTTCAACAAAGTCTAAATCGTGTTTGATGATCTTCTCAGTTTGCCGCTTGGAATAGCCATCGCGCAAGATCGCAAGCGCCCGCTTAATGACCCGCCGCTTGTAGTCCTCAGTCAGCGCCGTTCCTGTCCCTGGTGTGATTCCTGGCGTTCTCATAGTTGTTTTTAAAGTTCGTAGTTTTCTTTAGCTTTCGCCGCATGATCGCGGGCGCATCGGTGGCAACGTGTTGAGTTAGGTTGTTTTGGTCCTCCGCAATCGAAACACCCGCGAAGCTTGCGGAGTTCGTAATACCGGCGCTGATAATCTTGCTGGGTCATCCTAGCACCTCCAAGTCCCATTTCTCGCCACGCAGCAACGCCTCGCGCTCCATCCGCTCAAACAGATTATCCACATACGACTCCCAAAACAAGTCGGTTTCAAGGTGATGATCAATCATGGTTGAGATCTGCTCACGGTCATTTCCGCTCAAGGCAAAGCCATCGTTTCGGGCCAGCAGAAACAAAGCCTTGCGGCGTGTCTCTGCTCCGTTTTGCGCCACGATTGGCGGGTCGTCGGTTAGTTCTAAGTCACTCATTTTCTTCGTCCTCTTCTGGTTCGTTGTTCTCGTTGCACTCGCAAAATTCTAACTCTTCAAAGCACTCGTCACACAGTTGCTTTCCCGTGCCGTCGCAGTCCTCACAACGGTAATGAGCCTCCCCGCGCTGCTTGCCGCTTCCGTTGCACTCAGGGCATTTCATCGCCCCTCCACCTCCCGCATGAAAGTCAAGGCCCGACTCGATGTCACCAGCCCCTTGATGGACTCCTTCAAATGCAGCCCCTCCAGACTCCGCAGCCGGGACAAGGCAACATACGTTTGCCCCGGCTCCCGTGCCGCCCGCGCATCGACCACCGCCCCATCCAGGCTCAACCCCTGACTCTTATGAATGGTCATCGCATAGGCAGGCCGCAGCGGGATTTGAAACGCCCCAGGACTTGCATCGTCCAAAGCGTTCAGCGTCCACAACTGCTTCGTCACCTCGATCTCCTTGCCCTCATCCGTCCGCACCACCACCTTGTTTTCCTCAAGCGCCAGCACCCGCCCCATCGTCCCGTTGCAAGCGATCATCTCGCCCCCGCCATCATTCAAATTCGCCACCACCATCACCTTCGCCCCGACCTTCAGCGCCAGCCGCCGAGGAGCCAGAATGTTGTTGCATAGGCTCTTCTGGTCCCATTCCGCCGTATGCTCATTGAACCCCATCCAATAGACCACCTCCGGCGCATCAATCCGGCTCATCTGAAACTCGTTCCACTTGTCCACCTGAACATTGTGCGTGAACATCCGCACCAAGTCCGAGGATGGAAACCGCGCCACCCGTGAGGCCAGCAAAGCCGCCGCCTCCCCGTCGATCCGCCCCACCCGACACGCATTCAAAAGCCGAGTGAACGGCCCCGCCGCCTGCCGGTGAATCTTCCGCAGCACACAGGGAGCCATCTCCGCACCCACCCACGCCCCCGAAGCAAACGCCCAATCGTAATTCCCATCCTTCGCCACGGGTGGGAGTTGCAGGAAGTCCCCCACCGCCACCAGTTGCACCCCGCCAAAGGGCGCATCAGGCACCCCCCGCACCTTCCGCAAATGCCAGTCCAGATAATCCAGCAGTCGCCCAGGGATCATTGAAACCTCGTCAAGAATGAGACACTTGGCGAACTTCGCCCGCGAAAGCGCCCCCATCTTCGCCCTCGTAATCCGCTGCTCAAACCACTCCCGAAAGAACACCTCGTTCGGCATATCCGCAGCAGGACCAAGACCGACCCCAGCCCACCGGTGCAACGTCGTCACCTTCGGCACATCGACCCCGGCAGGCAACCCCACCGCCAACCGATCCGCCAAATTAAACGCCGCGATGCCCGTTGACCCGCACACATACAGCCCCTTCGTCGTCGCGTGTCTCGCGACCAGCGCAGCCGTCAGCGTGCTCTTGCCCGTGCCAGCCTCACCCGTCAGAAAGACATTGCCCCCCGCCTCAATGCGCTCGATCACCGCCGCCTGCTCCTCGTTCAAGTGTCCTGTCAGCGGGTCCAGTTCCAGAGGCAACGCCCCCGCACCCAGCCCGCCCATGTTCGCAGCTTGTAGAATCATAGGTCAAAATGGGTTGAAGGTTCCAGGCAGGATGACCAACGGCAGTTTCATAATCAGCAGAGGAGGATTCAGCCCCAGACCCTCCGGCACCACCGCCAGCCAAGCCTCATCCTTCGGCCCAGGACCGATCACCACCGACAACTCCACGTCCAGGCTGTGAGCCAACTTCGCCCATCCAGCATCCATCCCATCAGAAGGATGAACCATCGGAATACGCTCGCCCGCTTCAGCAAAGCCAAGCCGCCGCTCCTCCCGTGCCGTCGTTGCAGGGAGCGCGTGCTCGTCATCGCCTTCAGGATCACGCTTGAGCACCATCCCCTCCGGCTTGGCTACGGGGATTTGAACCCCCGCAACCGCCGCCTGTTTCTTCGCCAGCATTTCCTTCAAGGTCATCGCTTGCCTCCCTTCTTTGAAGCTTTCTCCAAATACTCCTCTGCCCAACCCTTCCACTTCGCCACCGTCGCCGCCACATGAGACACCTTCGCCTCCAGTTCGCTCAACGTCCCAATGACATCATCCGCCACAATCGCCGCCCCCTGGATGTTGCCCATTGAGCTATCATCGTAAGCCTCTTTCACCTGGGAAGATGCCTCGCCAAGCAACTGCAACAGTTCATGGAAACCATACCGCGCCTCTAACAGCGTGTCATTTGATGGCTCGTTCACAGCATGATCCTCCCATGAATTTCAGCCACCAACTCCACATCCCGGCGCAGGTAATCCAGAGCCGTCTCCAGATCCTCCGCATACAGCTTCCCAAAGTCCTTCCCGTGTGAACCCGTCTTGCCCTCCAACCCCAAGAACTTCGCCGCATGATCCAACTTTGTGAACGGAGCCTTGAAGTCACCAGCCTTCCACTCTTCCATGAGGTCGATCACCATCGGCTCCTTGCCCCAGCCCGTCCGCGCCGTCCACCACTTCGGCGGCTTGATGCCATGCCGCCACAGCCGACGAGTCAAAAACGGAATATCAAACCCCTTGTTGTTCCAGCCCACCAACGGCCCGTTGTAGATTTCCTTGGTGTCCTCAAGGAACGCCAGCAGCAAGGCCCGTTCATCATCGCCGTGATGAATCGTCACCTCGTCGCCCGCCACCTCCATCAGACCGATAGCCAGCACCCGCCCCGTCATCGGATTGAGCGCCCCCCGCTCCAGCCAAGCCGTCTTCTGTTCCGCAATGTTCGCCGCGATCTTGTCCGCGTCCTTATAATTGGATGGCGCGGTAAATTCAGGCGCGAACGCCTCCATCTCTTCCGCCGTCAGCGGAGCCGTTTCAATGTCGAAAAAAATCATAGTCGTTGTTGTTTGGAAATAAAGCCGTCTCTCCGGCTGTCACGTCTGTTCCCCCGACGTTCAGGCAGTGCCTAGAGTTCCTTCTTCGCTTCCAGCAGGGCCGCGATCAGCCGCTTATCAGCGATGGTCTTTTTCTCCTTCGCTTCCAGCTTCGGCAGTTCCGCCTTCACCAGCTTCTCGATGGTTTCGAGGTCGAGGTCAGCCAAAGGCAACCCGTTGTAACCCTCCAGATGCACCTTCGTTGTCTCCCAGCCGCCGCTTGCCGCTGGCTTCTCTTCCTCATCCTTCTCGTCCCAAGGAGCCGTCTCCTTTGCCGCCGAGCGATAGCCCGCGTCCTTCTCCTCCCGGTCCTTCACCCGCACATACTTTCCGGCAGGCTTGAACACCTCGCCTTCCTTTGCTGCCTTCAGCATGGTGATCCGCGAGAACACCCCGCGCTCGGTGTGTTCATGCTCCACCATCAGCTTGACGGTGCGCCCCAGAATGGATTCCAAATCGAACCCCTCCAACTCAGAAGCCGAGAGGTCACGACCCAGAATCTTCTTGATGTCGATGCGGAGGTTGCTCTTCTCATGCAACGGATCGCGCCCGTCGATGCGATAGCCCCGGCTCCACAGACAGAACCGCTTGCCCTCCTCATCCTCAACCGCCGTCTCATAGACCACCTTCACCTCGTTCACCGTCTGAGTCTTGCCTTGCCACGTTTTTTCACGCTCCTTGGGAGGGGTGATGTCCACAATGACCGCCAAAACTGGCGATTCGGTTTCTGGGTGCGGCGTAAAATCGCCCGTCCCACTGCCTTTTTTCAGGATGATGCTCATAGTATTTGAATGCTTATGCTTTTGGTTTGTTTGAATGCCGTCTCTCCGGCTGTCGTTTTGAGTCCTTAACACCGGACCCGAAAGGGTTATTCATCGCGGTCCCGATAGCTATCCGAGCCATCGTAATAGAAATCGGTGCAAGCCCTCCAAAGCTCGCAGATGAAAAGGATGGCGATGATGGCGAGGAGGATGCAGATGATGGCACCGAGGGCGGGCCATAGGATGCCGAAGAGCCAGAGGAAGGCTTGGAAGATGTCGTGGATTGGAATGTTCATATCGTTCGTTTTCTATTTGGGATTATGTGTATTGGATGTAGTTACGCCCGAAACGTCTCCCGCTTCCAGTTCCGAAAGTTTTCTCGCGCCCACCACGCCACGTTCATCACGTGAGCGATTGAGACGTTGGAATCTTCGTTGGCTTCCTTGCGCCACCAGATGGCACGGTTGAGCCACTTGAGGGCGTGGAGGAGATAGAGAGTGGATGAGTTGGGTTTCATGGGCGTTTACGGTTGAGGGATTTTTCGAGGACGCGCTCAATGAAGTCTTGCAAGCGAAAGCCGTTTTGAACGGCGTGGATTTTAAGGCGGCGGTGAAGATCGGTGGAGATCTTGAGGGAGGCGGTGGGGGGTGAGGGTGGCGGAGTTGTGATCATAGTGGTAAAATTTGCGCGTTACAGTCGCGCCCCTGAGTAGTTGTTACCAGATCTCTTCTTGGAGGTTGTCGTCAAGATACTCCATGCGGGCTTCCCACATTGCTTGGAGTTCGGCAAGGGCGTCGTCTTCGTCTTCAATGGTGGCGGTAGTCGTGTTGGTCATAATCGTTCGTGTTTGGGTTACGAGTGTAATCAAACCACACCACCCCAACCCTGTAAAGTAGAATTTTATATTTTTCTACTTTTCTTCGCCCACTCAAGCAAGAGTAAGCGCGGAGAGCTATTCTCCCCATCCCAAATG